CCAAAAATTTCAGACCGCATTGCGTTACCTGCGGTGTTTCTCGAAATGGCCGAGATGGAACCCGGCGTGGACATCGGTACCGGCGAAACCACCCTGGTTTGCCGGTTCGAGGCGCGGATCATTGTTGATCCCATCAAGCTTCAGCACTGTCAGCAGGCCGCGCACTTGGCGGCGCAATTGGCGGTGCTACTGCGCATGCAAACCTGGGACGTCGCGGTGGAGCCTGCTGTGTTCGTCCAGGCCATGCAGGATTGGACCAGACCAGAACTGGATGGCTACACCGTCTGGTTGGTGGAATGGACCCATCAACTCTACCTGGGTGTTGAAGAGTGGCCATGGTCGGACGAGCCGTCGGAAATTCCGGAGGGTGGAGAGTTCCCCGTTGAGGTGGTCTTAGCTCCGGAGGATTCGCCATGAGTTACGCCCTTGGTGAACATGACCGAATGATCGCGGCCATGCTGATGCCGTGCGCGGTGGTCGGGGTCGATCTGACCGGGCCAGCGGTGCGGGTGTCGAACGGCGAATGGACCAGCGCTTGGGTGCGTTGGCACAGCCTAGCAGCCGGTAAGGCGCGACACTGGCGGGCACCCAGCCTGGGCGAACAAGGGGTGTTGTTTAACCCCAGCGGTCAGGCCGGCATGGGCACCTTTATCCCGGGGCTGTACGGCGATGCCGGTGCTCCACCGGATAACCGCGACCATGTAGAGGTTTGGCGTTTTGACGATGGTGGTTCGCTGGTCTACGACTGGCAGGCCAAAACCTACACCATCACCCTGCCGACCGGGACGGTCACCCTCAAGGTCGGTAGCACTGAGGTGATCGTTACGGATAACGCCGTGACGGCCAAGGTCGGTGGCACTGAGGTGGCGCTGACGCCGGAGGCGGCGACGGTCAAAGCTACGGCCATCCAGTTGGTCGGGGCGGTGGCCATCGACGGGGCGTTACACGTCACGAAAGACATCACCGGTGCCGGCTCGATCATCGACGCCACGGGTAACAGCAATCATCACTCGCACTAACTTTTTAACCCTTCCCAGCCCGCTACGTGCGGGCTTTTGCATGCAGGAAAAAACATGGCCAAGCCGAACGACGTCCCCCTTGCTGAATTACCGCAGCAGCAGCCGCAGCCGCGGGCGACGAATCTGCTGCTGAAGTTCCGTGACAAGGTCTACACCTCGCGCACGCTGATCATTCCCGAAACAGGCCGCACGCTGTCGGTGGCCAAGGGCGCCGTCGAGGTTTCCGCGTCCGATGAGCAGGCCCTGACTTACCTCAAGGCTCACGAAGAATTCGAACCGTTGGGGTGAGTTAGATGATCGGAATGGATCGCCACACCGGCCAACCCATCTCCGGCATCGAGCACCTGCGCCAGTCCATCGCGGACATCTTGGGCACGCGGTTGGGCAGTCGCCGGCAGCGGCCGGAGTACGGCAGCAAAGTGCCTTCCTACGTCGACATGCCGGTTAACGAGGGCTGGAAAAGTTCGGTGCAAGCCGAGGCGGTCCGGGCGATCGGGCGGTGGGAACCACGCGTCAAGCTGGAGCGCATCCGCGTCGTGTCGGTGTTGGGCGGTAAGGTCGGGCTGAGTCTGGCCGGCGAATACCTCGGCGACCGTTTTCTGTTTGAGGTGAGCGTATGAGCATCGTTGATCTGTCGGCGTTGCCGGCGCCGGACGTGCTGGAAGGGTTGGACTTTGAAGTCACCTACGAGGAAGGCCTGAACACCTTTCGCGATTACATGGGTGACAACTGGAGCGCGCCGCTGGAGAGTGATCCGGTGGTGAAGTTGCTGGAGGTGGCGGCCTATCAAAAGGTCGGTAACCGCGCCCGGGTCAACGACGCCGCCAAGGCGCTGTTGCTGGCCCATGCGATCGGCAGTGACCTTGATCAGTTGGGGGCGAACTACAACCTGAAGCGCCTGGTGATTCAGGCGGCGGATCTGGCGGCGGTGCCGCCGGTGCCCGAAGTCAAGGAGCTGGACGATCCGTTTCGCGAGCGCATCCAGTTGGCCTTTGAGGGCTTGACCACGGCCGGCCCGCGTAACAGCTACATTCTGCACGCGCGCAACGCCTCGGGTCTGGTGGCCGATGCCACGGCTGAAAGCCCGGCGCCTTGTTACGTGACGGTAACGGTGCTGGGTGCCGAAGGGCGCGGCGAGGTCGGTCCCGCGCTGTTGGCCACCGTCGCTAGCGCGCTGAATGACGACGAAGTTCGGCCAGTGGGCGACCGGGTCACGGTGCAGAGTGCGAAGATTCTCGACTACCGCATTGACGCCATTCTGCACATGAGCGGCGCGGGCCCTGAAGGGGATGCCAGTTTGGTCGAGGCCAAGAAACGCTTAGCGGCGTGGATCAATCCGCGCAAGCGATTGGGGGTCGAGGTGGCCCGTTCGGCGGTGGACGCGCAATTGCACGTCGCCGGCGTGGCCCGGGTTGAACTGGTCGGCTGGGTCGACTTGGCGCCGACCGAGGCCCAGGCGGCGTGGTGTACCGATTACACGGTGACACTGGCGGGGGCGACATGAACAGTCTGCTGCCGAGCAATAGCACGCCACTGGAGCGCGCCCTGGAGGCGGGTTTCTACGAGCGAACGATTGTTCCGCTGCGCACGCTGTACAACCCCGACACCTGTCCGGTGCATCTGCTGCCCCACTTGGCGTGGGCGTGGTCGGTCGACCGTTGGGATTATCGGTGGTCGGAGGCGACCAAGCGCGCGGCCATCAAGGCGTCGTATTACATCCATGCCCACAAGGGGACCATCGGCGCGTTGCGGCGGGTGGTCGAGCCGCTGGGCTACCTGATCGAGATTACCGAGTGGTTCAACACGGTGCCGGAGGGCACACCGGGCACTTTCGCGCTGAAGGTCGGCGTGCTGGATACCGGCATCACCGAGGAAATGTATCAGGAGCTGGAGCGTCTGATTGACGACGCCAAGCCGGTTACACGACATCTAACCGGGCTGGCGATCAGCCTCGAAACACAAGGTCATTTGAACATTGCCGCCTGCCTCTACGAAGGCGACGAAATCGACGTGTACCCGCCGGTCATGCGCGACATCGAGGTCACGGGACGCTTTGCCGTGATCGGCCGCGAACACTCCATAGACACCCTGGACGTTTATTATGATTGATGCGAATTCGCAGTTTTTCGCCATCCTGACCAATGTGGGACTGGCCAAGCAGGCGAACGCCGACGCACTCGGCGTGCCCTGGAAGATTACCGAAATGGGCGTGGGTGATGCCAACCTGACCGACCCTATCCCAGCTGCGACGCAAACCCATCTGATCAACGAGTGGCGTCGCCGCCCGCTGAATCAGCTCAAGGTCGACGCGCTAGATCCGTCGATCATCATCGCCGAGCAGATTATCCCGGCCGATGAGGGCGGGCGCTGGATTCGCGAAATCGGCCTGTACGATGCCGACGGCGATCTGGTGGCGGTGGCCAACTGCGCGCCGAGCTACAAGCCGTTGCTGTCGCAGGGCTCGGGCCGCACGCAAGTGGTACGGATGAATTTCATCGTCAACAACTCCGGCAACATCACGCTCAAGATCGATCCGGCGGTGGTACTGGCTTCGCGTTCATATGTCGACGCGGCCATTCTGGAAGTGTTGCCAAAGAACAAGACCCCGGGTGAGTTCACGCGGGTCAAGATCAGCGATCGCGGGCTTGTGGTGTCGGGAGACAACCCCAGCACCCTGGCCGGCATGGGCATCACCGACAGCTTTACCAAGACCGAAACGACTGCGGCGATTAAGGGGGCGTTGGCCATCCCGGTCGTGACCGTTTCGGCGTCGAAAGCGTTGGTGCCGGCCGAGCTAGGCCTTGTGTTGATTGGTGCGGAAACCGTGGCAGTCACCGTGGACCTGCCCACTTCCAATGGGGCACTGGGCGTGCGTGATGTGGTCGTGCGCCGTACTGACAACACCGGTAACCGTCTGGTGGTCAGGGCGGCGGGCACGGACAAAATCAAGTTCCATACCCATCTGCGCGCCGAGGGTTATCCGTTTTTAGTCCTGATGGGCGCCGGCGATTACTGGCACCTGCGCAGTGATGGCGCGGGAAACTGGTTCCCGGTGGCGCGATTTGATAACACCCCGTTGGGGCGTCCAGTGTTCGAAACAATCACTGCGTTCTCTCCTGGCGGTTGGGTTGGTCAAAACGGCTTTTTGTACAGTCGCGCGGAATGGCCGTGGGCCTGGGACCACGCGCAGGCCTCGGGGATGCTCGTCACCGAGGCGGCACGCCTGAACAATGAAGGCTGCTGGACCTCTGGCGACGGGGCGACGACGTTTCGCAGCCCAGAAGGACGCGGCGAGTTCATGCGAGTGCTCGATGAGGCGCGTGGGGTCGACCCTGGCCGTGTGGCCGGTAGTCGTCAGCGCGGTACGTTGATTTCCTATGACGACGCATACACGGGGTGGTCTGTCGATGTGGTGCGCTCCGCGTCGCCGGGAGAAACCGGCGGCGACGTTGTAAACGTTGCGGCTGAATATCCGTCGGTCGTGAATTCCTACACCGCGACCGGCGTGACCAACGGCGGCGCGCCGTCAGCGACTGTCGCCCGCCCGCGCAACATCGCCTATCCCGGCCGAATCAAACTGATCTGAGGTGTCTATGAGTGTTGTTTACATGGCGGGTCGAACCGGCGAGCTGTTCGGGCCGATCGCGCTGATTGAGGTGCCGGGCGTTGGCGTTCAAGTGCCGGAAGGCGCGCTGGAGTTGGCCAAGGCGCTGAAACCGGCAGCAACGGGTTTTGTCTGGGCGCTGGTAGAAGGTACTCCACAACAACTGGCGGACCACCGAGGGATTGTTTACCGCACCGAAGACGGCGGCGAGGTGAGGCATGAGGAATTGGGCGCGCTGCCTGATGGTTTGACCGCCACCGCGTGGCCGGGGCGTTTTTATATATGGTCTGGTGACGCGTGGGTGCTGGACGAGGCCGCGCAACTGGAGGCGGCGCAGGAGGTGGAACGCACCTGGCGCAATGCGCAGATTGCTGCTTCGGATTATCTGGCCATGCCGGACTACCCGATCACGGCCGAGCAGCGTTCTCAGCTGTACGGCTACCGGCAGGCGCTGCGCAACTGGCCCGCCGCTGGGCAGTTCCCCAACCCGACGGGCCGGCCTTCACCCCCGGCGTGGATCGCCGATTTATCTGAATAACGCCCCGTACTGACGGGGCGTTTTCTTTTCCGTTACGCGTAACAACGCACCACCCCGACAGCCTCGCGAACGCGGGGCTTTTTCGTTTCTGGAGATTGACCCTTATGAGTTTTTTCCACGGCGTCACCACCTCGCTGATCGACACCGGCGCGCGCACCATCTCGCTGCCGTCGTCCTCGATCATTGGTCTGTGCGACACCTTTACCCCGGGCGTGCTCGGCGGCGGTACGGCCAAGGCAGGCGAGCTGGTCTTGCTCACGACCGAGCGCGAAGCCATTGCCGCGTTTGGTCCGGACTCGGCGATCACCAAGGCCGCCCAGGCGATCTACGTGCGCGCCAAGGCGGTGATCGTCGCCATCGGTGTGGCCAAGCTCGCTGACGAAGCGCTGCAAACCTCGGCCATCATCGGCGGGGTTTTGGCCGATGGTCAGCGTACCGGCCTGCAAGCGCTGCTGGACGGCAAGAGCAAGCACAACGCCCAGCCGAAACTGGTGATTGCCCCGGGCCATTCGTCGACGCAGGCGGTGGCCACCGCCATGGATGCCCTGGCCGGCAAGTTGCGCGCGATGGCCATCATCGACGGCCCGAACACCACCGATGAGGCCGCCATGGCCTACGCCCTGGAGTTCGGCAGCAAGCGCCTGTATCTGGTCGACCCCGGCGTCAAGTATTGGGACACCGTCGCCAGTGCGACGATCGACGCGCCGGGCTCGGCGTGGGTGGCCGGACTGTTTGCCTGGACCGATGCCGCTTACGGTTATTGGGCATCGCCGTCGAACAAAGAGTTTGTCGGCATCACCGGCACCACCCGCCCGATCGAGTACCTGGACGGCGACGAAACCTGCCGGGCCAACCTGCTGAATAACGCGAACATCGCGACGATTCTGCGCGACGGTGGTTATCGCTTGTGGGGCAACCGCACGTTGTCGACCGATCCGAAATGGTCGTTCGTCACCCGTGTGCGCACCTGCGACATCCTGATGGATGCGATCCAGGCGGGGCACAAATGGGCGGTCGATCGCTCGATCACCAAGACCTACGTGCAGGACGTGACCGAAGGCCTTCAGGCGTTCATGCGCGACCAGAAAAACGCCGGCGCGGTGATCAACTTCGAAGTCTACGCAGACAAGGAGAAGAACACGGCCAGCCAAATCGAGCTGGGCAAAATCTACTGGCGCATCCGCTTTACCGACGTGCCGCCGGCAGAAAACCCGAATTTCCTCATTGAAGTCACCAACGAATGGCTGACCGAAGTTCTTGAAACCGCCTAAGGGGGCCGCGCAATGATTCCTCAAGTTCTCTCCAACATGAACGCCTTTGTCGACGGTGTGAGTTTCGCCGGCGACGTGCCCACCCTGTCGCTGCCCAAGCTGACGCAAAAGACCGACGACTATCAGGGCGGCGGCATGTCCGCCCCGATCGAGATGGCCATGGGTCTGGAAAAGCTGGAAGCGGCGTTTACCACCAACGGCGTGCGCCGTGAGGCGCTGAAGTACTTCGGTCTGGCCGATCAGACCGCGTGCAGCATCGTGTTTCGCGGTGCGTTCCGAGGCCTGAAAGGTGAGGTGACGCCGGTCGTGGTTACCCTGCGCGGCGGTATCAAAGAGGTCGACATGGGCGACTGGAAGCCGGGCGACAAGGCGGAGATCAAACACGCGATCAAGGCCGTTTATTACAAGCTCGAAATCGACGGTCGCGTGATGTACGAAATCGACCCGCTCAACATGATTCAGGTGGTCGACGGTGTCGATCAACTGGCCGCAGAACGTTCGGCCGTTGGCCTCTAAGGACTCAAGACCATGACTCAAGTAAACCAAGACACCCCCGCTGAACCGACCTTGCCGAAGTGGCTGAAGCTGACCGACGAGGGCGTGACCGTAACGCTCAAATACAAAACCATTATCAGCGGCGTACTGACTGACGCGCTGACCATGCGCGCGCCCAACATGAAGGACTGGCGCGCGTCCAAGATCGCCGGCAATGGCGACTTTGAAAAGCAGGAGCTGTCGTTGTTTTGCAGCCTGGTGGGGCTGACCGAAGAGGAGTTGTTGACCCTGAAATACAAGGACTACCAGCGCCTTTCGGCGGGCTATTTTCGCCTGGTCGACGAAGACGACGTTTAACGCTGTCACGCTCAGGGAAGCGGCTCAACGCTTGGCCAGGGAGACA